CCATTTTGTTCTGGATTCAAACGAGAAACTGGTACATTCAATGATGCATATAGTTTTTTCTGGAAGTATTTAACGTCTTCCAACTCGCCTAGATTTTGACCACCTGGTAGTGTGGTAATCTCTGTGCCTTTGCCACCTTCTCTACGTGGTAACCAAAAGTCTTCCATCATAGACATGAATTTACGGTCATCACGGACTTCACCAGTATTGGCGTCATAGACAAGTTTGTTTTTATACTTGACCATGATATCACGGAGATATTGTTCCGCCTTTAATTTTGGTAGATTACCTACGTCAATATAAAAGATGCGGCGTTCTGGAGCTCTCGAAATTCGGTAAATCACCGTTGCATCTTCAATCATACGAAGTTGATTGAGAGGTTTGATAGCTTTATGTAGATAACTCAGAACGACTGCTCTACGTGAATCCATTAGACCAGAAACCACCGAAATGATAGAATCTGTTGTGATACGAACACCGATAGGTCCAAAGTTTTGAGCCGCACCGGTAGACACCTTATCGTTATAGATGTAGTATTCATTTACTACTTGCATAACATCTGCACCTGTGCGTTCATCTTTCTTCTTCTTCATCTCACGTACCTTACGCAGTTTACGTGGATCGATGTAACGCAATTCTTTAATGCCTTCTGTTGGTTTCTCACGGTCAATAATAATATGGTAATACATTCTACCATCAATATAATATCTACGGAAGATATCTTGTGCCATGTTCTTGTAGTTCAACATTCTAAGAACTTGGTTGAACTCAGCCTTGATGGCATTTTTAATCTTTTCTGGTTGTTTCAGGTCATCTAAAACAATTTGAATAATCTTGCCGTCATCGTCTTGGCAGATTGCTTCATTAACAATATCATCTATCGCAGCTTCGATTTCTGGTTGCATTGCCATTTCACGGTAACGAGAGATGAGTTCTACCTCATTCTTTGCTGTACCATCAAGGTCAACGTATGTGCCATAGTAAGCGGCAGATGTTATTGTTAATGCCCCATCATCATTCGATGGTGGACTAAAAGATTGTTGAACAGATCCAACCTCCTCCTGTTTATCACGGGAGATGGTAAAACCAAACAACGAAAATTTATTTTGTGCGGCCATATATTTTAATTTAATTCCAAAGTCAAGTAAACATAGTTGGAGAACCCGAAGGTTCTCCGTAAAAAATCATATTAGGAAGTTGTATCTGTTTCCCAGTATTGGTATGCAAATGTGGTAGAGAATTCTTCGATAACATCGTTAGAACCCCAATCCAAATCAATTGCTGCAACATCCACAGGGAACATGCCAACAAACTTATAAGTTTTCAGAGTGTCGCCACCTTTACCATACTGAGTAACGATTGCGTCAACAGTATAGTCGGTAGGACGTTTTGCAACACCAGCACGAACGTTACCAGCATTGCTGTTGATTGCGTTCATCCAAGTTTCTAATGCGTTGCGGATAGAGAAGTCTTCATCATTGATGATTTGTAATGTCCAGTCAGCAAAGGTACGATTGCCAGCGAATTTCATTTCACGGCCAAAGTAGTATACTGGAACTGGATTTACTGTTGAACCAGGTAACTGTGCAGTCTTTGCCATGAAGGTAACCTTCTGGCCTGCTTTGCTACCACCGTCAACGAATGATGGAAAAACTAGAGTAACTGCAAATAGATTAGGACGGGCACCGTCACCAACCATATTTGCTCTAAATTCTGTTACATTGAATGCCATTGTATTTCTCCTATTATTGGTTATTTATTACGCTACACCAACAACTGTTGTGAAATCAACGCCAGTACCAACTGCAACAAAGTTCAACTGGATGTAGTTGATTGAACGTGCAGGTTTAATGTAGATATCACCAACGAATTGGTTACTATCGATAACTTGGCCTGTATTGTTTGTAGAGTCACATACCACTTTGAAGTCTGTGATACCACGGCGACCTTGAACGTCACGCAAGAATGGAGTTACTAGAGCAACAAACTGAGCACGTGTGAATTCGTCATTCAATTCAAACAATGAGAACTTGGCTGCATTTGCAATTGATTTCTCCAATGTGATGAACAAGCGGCGAACGTTGATACGGTCGAATGCTGATGGTTTGTTTTGCAAGGTCTTGTCACCATACAATACTGTACCTTGACCAGGGAAAGATACAACTGGATTAACACCAGCCGCATATAATACGTCACGGTAAGTTTTTGCAGGATTCCATGCCAACTTGATGCAGTTCTTGATTGAACCACGGTTGAAACCAGCAGGTGAGAACCATGGGTCACGGATGGCATCTGTATAAACACATAGACCAGCAATGTCACCATTCAATGGTACCCAAACATACTTGTTGTTATACTTGTCGTATTGGTATTTCCAACCAGAGTCAGCCATAACAAAAGAAGAAGAACGTGAAAGAGAAGTTAACCAGTCAGCAATGTTTGTTGTTTCATCACCAGTAGCACCAACAACATCAGCATAACGTGGAGAAATAAATGCCACGCAATCTGCACGTTGGTTTGCAACGTTATCGATAACATATTGTTGTGTTGCAACATCTGCATCACCAGTCAATACCAATGAAATGTCAACAATTTCTTTGTTTGAGAAGTGGTCATAAGCAGCATCAAAACTTGAAGCAATCTGACTTGTACCACCAGCTAAATGAACTGTTGTATTGGTTGGTGAAATGAATGTGTGTGAAGAATCTAATCCCCATGTTGCCTGTGTTGATGAGTAAGCAACTGGATCAGCTGCATAAACATACTTAGAGTTATTGAAAATAACTTGTTTGTAATAGTTAGAAGCACCATTTACTTTAGCATCACCAGCTTTAGAAAGGAAAGCAAATGTTTCTAAGATAGTACCTGCTGCACCAGTAAATTTACCGTCAACATCGATTACAACCACATGCAATTCATCGTCTGCACCACCATTGGCCATAGCTTGGTCTGATGTACCTGGTGCGCTAGTAAACAAGTTTTTGTAATCCCAACCATCAAATTCTGCATTGTTTGCGCAAACAGAAACACCGATTGAGTTACCTAATGTGCCTGGATAACGAGCAATAAAAGCACCGTATGTATTACTGTTCTTTGTGTTCAACAAAGTTTGAGAAAATACATCTGAGTTTGGAATTTGAATTGCAGTAGCACCTGTTGCATTTTTTGAGTTTGTGCCTACAGCACGAACAATGCTTAAGTTGTTACCATATGCCAAAAAGTTGGCTGCGGTAAAGAAAGATATTGCCGAATTAGCATCTGGTTTGCCAAAAGTTTTAACTAAAGTGATTTCACTATCTACTAAAGTAATCTTATCTGCTGGACCCCATGCAAATGTTCCAGCAAATGCACCGGCTGTAGTTAGTAGAGAAGGTACAACGGTTGTTTGGTCGACTTCTGATACATTTACGCCTGGAGAGATTTGAAACGCCATTTTGTTCTCCTTGAATTATTATGTGTTCTTCTGGTAGTTAGAATTACCATATTAGATATTTATGAAACGTGGGATTTACATTATCGACCGAGTTCACGGAAGTAACCAGCATAAGTCTCGCCACCGTTTGCTGTTTCCCATACATCACCATCAAATACCTCAAAAGAATGTTCTAAACCATCATCAATAATAGGTGGTGGTAGTGTATCTTCATCAATCTGGTTCATATTTTCCAGTTGAATCTGTTTTCTGAGGTCGTGATTAACGATTTCTCTGAAGTATCTTTGTGTTGCCGCCCATGCAAATATAACCAAAGTCATCGCCAAGTCATCATTGGCACCTTCGGCAGCCTTAAATGAAGTCTTATGTTGTTCAAATGTGGTTAATTCTGAGTAAGTATCAAAGTCACATATCAGTAACTTGTCACCTTCAATCAAAGTTTTTAAGTTTTGACAACCAACTTGTTTGACCTGAACAGACATTTTCAGACCCATTTGAACACCACGACCAAAGCCAGATGATAATTCTTGTGGTTTTTTATTGCCTGTAAAGATTTTCAATAGATTCTCATACTCTAAGTCGGCATGAATATAGTCTGCAACCTGAGGATTATTGTTAATTTCAACCAAAATATACGCATCATTGTAATAACGGGCTGCGTTTACAATAACGGTAGGGAATAATATAGGTGATATTGACGAACTATTGTATGTTGCCACTTGCCTGTATGGTGTGGTAGAGATATCTATGATTGAAAAGGCCGAACTATCTAAGTTTTTACCTTCAGAAACGTCTACGCAAATGATATACAGGTGGTCTGTCTTAACATCCTCACCATTTTCTTTGATAGGATGTTCATATATCTTCAACATATCGTGGTCAGTCAGAGGATCACGGTAGGTTAATTGTTGTAATTTGTAACCAGAAATCAAAGTGTTTGAAGAACCTAAGAATTCGGTTTCAAACTCTTGTCTGAATTGCCGTTCTGATGTGTTACGAATCGTTTCTTCTTTCCACTTTTCATCACGACCTGGTACCATAGACCAATGAATCTCAAAGTTCTTATAGTCATTTTTCTTATTCAAAGAATCCATCCATAACTTATAGAATAGATTCATACCATTAGGTGTAGACACAATAATAATCTTGGTCTTCTTACCAGAAGAAATTACAGGGTAAACAGAGTTGAAGAATTCGTTTGCAATATTGTTTGGTACGAAAGCAAATTCGTCCAAGAATACCACGTTGAAAGAACCTCCACGAACTGCTGATGAAGAGGTCGATGCGGCAATAATCTTAGAACCATTCTCTAGTTCTACGTTACCTTTATTCCATGTAAGAACACCTTGTTGTAACCAACCTGGTAAATTCTCATATGCAAGTTGATACTTGGCCAAAATATCTCTGGCCAATGAACCTTTGTTGGCCAATACGGCAACGTTTTGTGAGTCTGTGAAGATAGTTGCCCATAGAAGATATGCAACTGTTGTGGTAGTCTTACCAACTTGACGAGGACATTTAGTGATAACGAAACGATTGTCTTTGAATAAACGAATCATTTCTTCCTGAAACTTCCACATCTTGAAGTTCATTAGGCCTTCGTCTACGTTAACAATCTTAATATAGTTCTTGGCAAAGTATACAGGATCTTTTTTACATTTTTTATATTCTTGGACTTCTTCTTCAGTCCAACGCCAATTTACCCCTGCTCTTTTGAGTAAAGGGTTATCACGATAAGAATCTTTGGAGTCTAATAGACTTCCTGTGAATGACATTATTCTTTTCCAAGCATCTTGTTAAGTTGGTCTGTTGTACCAACAAAGATTGCTTTATCTATTCTGGTATCACCAACAGATTGTTTGCCATCCATGGTACGCATTTGTTTTTGAACTGCAAGTAGTTCTTTGTTTGCATCTACCACATTTTTAAGTAATGTGGCATAGACCTCAAATGCACGAGGGTGTTGACCTGCACTAGCAATCTGACGCAATTCTTCCATTGCATCTTTGCCGTTATCTATTAAGTCTTGTAGATTTGATTTTGTTTGTTCGTATGCGTCTGCCAAATCCATTTTAAGGTCTGGCTCATCATCTGCCTTTACTACAGGCAAAGGTGTTTTTTTCTCCTTGTTTTCTACAGGAGTCACATCAAATATTTTTTCCATATTTTTATCAAAGGTCGTCATCACGGGTATTCAGTAATAGTTGTGTCTATCTTATATATGCCGTCTACGTTGGCTGTTGGTGGATTAACTGTTGAGGAAATTTCAACTTGTTTCTGTGTAGTTATTCCTGCCAAGTTATATGAATCAAATTGGTAACTAGCATTAGTATTAACGCTATAGATTGGTTGTGATGAAACAAAGTTACCTTCGATATTTGTTAAATGCAATTCATTATTATTCCACAAAACAACTTTACCCATTGCAGTAGAATTATTATAAGAATATCCTTGATACACAACTTCACCAATCTGATATTCACCGATACCAGGTGTAGTCATATTAAACACGACTACATCTTCAGGAGTAATACTGTTTAATATATTTGTGATAGATGTTTTGACAACACCAATATCTGTTGTTTTACCAAATACAAAACCTTTGACTGTGAAGTTTAGTGTCCATATTACAATACGTGGGTCGGAACTTCTGTTGCCTTCATATTGAATATCTTGTGAAATGTTTTCTAAAACAATTGGAACCTCACGCACCATTCCCATTTCGGGAATTAAATTCAATTTGATTGTATAGTCTGGTGTAAAGTATGGTAGAATGTGTTCAACAATCTGTGTACCATCTTCAATGTTTCTTACATAGATGTAAAGACTGAAATCAAAATTGTATGGTACAGGATTATATTGTGCAACAACACCGTTTGGTCCTTGTGCAAAATTTTTAACGTTTGAATTTTGTTTTCTGGATGTATCGTAATTTAATCCAGTCATCTCAAAAGACATACGTGGTAAAGTCATTTGAACTTTTTTGTCGGCACCATAGTCTTCTTCAAGGCGCATTACGTAATGTTCTTTAGCTGCATATACAAGTGGTACTAGAATACGTTCAGCCTCAGACAAGTCTGGATTGTAACGAACCATAGTAATCTTATCGAATAAGTTTCCAAATCCGATAACAAGTTTTCTAATAACTCTGTGGTAATGTGGCGTAGACATTAAATATTTCCAAACGGATTGATTTCAGAAAAATCAATAATTGTATTTGCTTGTGTATTGATGTATAGGTTATCAAATGTTTCTTTTGGTACCACATCTTTGAGTGGGTCATAAGTGGCAAGAGTGTATCGTGCATTACTTGATGCACCAATAATCATATGAGTATCTATAAACTCACCTGCAATATTGGTAACATGTAATGTATTTGCCAATGGTCTCCACTCTTGCACGATAGCCACAACTGTTGCATTTGCATGAGTGTTATCTGGTGCCTGATAAACAATTTCTTTGTGTTCGTAACGACCAGAACCTGCACCAACATTCAACTCAATAGTGTATGAAGAATTGGTAACAATCTCATCAATCTCTGCAACACCTGTATCAATAACTTCATGTGAGTATTTGAATTTCTCCATCTCTAACTCATAGAAGAATGGTATCTTACGACCTAATGTGTTAAAGTCTTTATTCTGATTGGCAAATTTAATCTCAAACAATTCACCAACACCATTCATAAATGGTACATAGACTAAATCACCTTCACGTGGTCTTGTGAAAGTATTTTGTGGTACACGTTGTGAGAAAGAACGTTTTGATAGAATAACATTGATGTTGTTTTTAATCTCTAAGCCAAACTTAGAAAAGAAATCTTTTTCACCAAGATATTCTAATGCAGTAGAAAGATATATTTCAATTGGAAATGCACCAGTAAACTTCTTAACTGGATCTTCACCGTATAGAATGTCTCTATCATCATCATTTTCAATAGGTATATAATAGGCATCGTGACCCATTATCTTAATTGATTCTACAATTAAGTCCTCAACAGTTCTTTGCTCTGCATAAGAATTGTAATTATTGAAATACACGGATGTAGCAATTTTAGGTTCCTGCGCTTTCTTTTATTTTTCTATTTAATGCAGAAATTCTCATTTTTTGAATTGTTTCAGTGGAATGTTTTTTACCATACATTGGATTACCGTTTGACTTTCTTGTTTCACTTAATCTTTTTCTTTCTTGGTCGGATTTTGGCACACCGGTTTTCGATATACTTATATTTTTTTTAGATTCGTTTGACAATATCCAAGTTTTTCCTTTGGCACCTGACGATAATTTTCTAGCTTCCAAGAATTTTTGTTTTCTTATTTGCTTTTCTTCTTCTGAAAAATTATTCCATTTTTGTTTATTCAAATCTGATAGGTGTTTTCTTTTTTCTTCCGTCAAATAAACACCTATGGTACCTTCGCCACCATCGGTTTCATTATAACCATTTTTTCTACTGTCTAATTTTTTAATCCATTCTTTTTCTTTTTCGCACAATTCATCATAATTTTTGGCAGAATCTAATTCATAACAAATAAAGTTTTTTACACCATGTAAAGCCATTGCATTATGTATTGAATATTTTTTTGCTTTATCACTATTGGCAATATTTTTGTGTGTTTTATATCGTCTTTCTATTTTACCTTTGGTTAGACCTACGTATTTTTTACCGTTGATTTTGTTTTCTATGCAATATATTTTCATGGTGTTCTCCTTATTACATTTATTTATGCAATAAGGACATTTGACCACTCAATTAGTTCATGAACCACTGTAACGGAGCTCCATAGTTGGTTTCCATTTCTTTTTCTAATCGTTCGATTTCATCTGTGGCTTCTTGCCAGATTTTATCGCCGTTTAGTTTAACTCCGCCTGGTAACATAATGTCGGCAAACTTTTTAAGGTTGTTCGCCCAAGAACGTTTGATAAGTGCCGTTGTATATTCTTTTAACCAACGGTCATTCCATAGTTTTGTGTATACATCTGGATTTAGATTCGCATATGCTTCGGCAACAACAACTGTACCAACTGGTGCTTCTGTTGCACCCCAAGCCCAATCAATGTAGAGTCTTTGCATGTGACGTTGGAAACGAATTGGAACTTCACCTGAGAACATCAATTCTAGTGAGCGTAGATGTTGTTGTGTTAATGTATAGTTGACGTAGGACGCTGAGGTGAAGTCATACAACTCATTCAGACGCAACTGGTAACGTAAGTCAAACATGTTGATTGATGACTGTGAATCTTGCACAGGGAAAATTCTGGTAACACCAACAATTTCCAATTTATTATTTGCCGCATCAGTTACGTCACTTAAATCTAGGTACTTTTGGTCAATATCAGTTTGATCCACATGTTTGACGTAGTATATCTTTTGCATACCATCAAAGTGGTAGTCTTGCCAATATTGCAGAGCATCATCAATACGGTCTTCAACTTGGTCATCATCTACGTTAATTTCGATAACAGGAAAGCCTAGTCTACGTAGACAATAATCTTTGAATGCCGTTCTCGATGTGATTTCTCTTGAAGTTGCCATGTTTAATATCCATTTATTATGGAGTATTTATATCTTCGTCCAATTGTTGTTTCCAGTTAATAATAGCCGTAGAAGTTTCTCTATCAATTGTCATAAAACCATAACAAGCAATGTTCCATTCTTCACCTGATTTATCAACTTCACTAAAAGAAGGAACATTCAAATATACATGTTTGAATATATACTCTTTATCATTTTCAAAAACTCTCCAAGCGTGGTCTTTTGTACCACGACCTGGAGTGCCCCTACTTTTATTAAACCTTACGGAATATTTGTTCATATAATTATAGGACCTTCAGTTTTTTCCAACTTTTGTGTTGCTGTCATAACCGAAATATTAAAGTGTATAAATTTACATGGTGTATCTGAAGAATTTCTGGTAAAAGAATGAGGCAACCATGCATTTGAAATCACAATCATACCTCTTTCTGGTTTAATAAAAAAAGAATTACTGGCTTCAGTTACCATAGACATATTTCTTTCAGGTAAACTTGCCTGTACTTTACCTGCCCGAGGATCATGTAACTGAATCATATAACTTTCTTCTGAAACTTCCAGAAAATAAAATCCTGAAAGCATTACACCATGTGAATGTACGTGTTGTTCCATACCAGAAAATTTATGATGTTCTTGACACCAGAGTTCGGACATGTAAACATTAAAATTATCCATATTATAACCTTGATTGTCCAAAATTTTCCATCCGGACATAGCAAGAAAAGTTTCAAATTCAGAAATCCTACTATCACCTATCATACTAGTAGACATTACCACAGGATATGTTTCATTTATTTTATGTTCTTTTTTTACCTCATTTAATTTTTCAGTAGAAACGATTTCAACCGATTCTAAAAATTCTGGTTTAATAATTGTATATACGGTAGTTGGAAAAAAACTATGTGGATTAAATACCGATTGTTCTACGTTTTCTGTCATTTCATTTTCCTTTAATAATAAATCATAATATTATATATTAACTACTCCATGGTACATTAACCTGAGTTGGGTGCACTGGTGGATTGACCTTATTGTCAATTTGGCGGTCTAGCATTTTTTTAAACATGTTGACTTTTTGTTCACCTAAAGATGCTTGCACCCAATCAATTACTTGAGATTCTGTTAAATTTGCAAAAGGCGTGAACGTGCTATTTGGATCCAAGGGTACTTGCACGATGTTGTTGATACTGACCGTGTGTGTTCCGTCGGTAGCAGTAACAGTAAACTGTACTGAAATTACAGTGTTCTCTTGACCATTAACAGTTTGCACCATTAAGCCGTTTTGTGGGATAGACCATGTGTATGTATTTGACATTTTGTTTCCTTAAATTAGTTATATGTAATTTCACCCGAAGTGGAGCAATAGTAAAGTATTTTAGGGCCAGAAGCATGACGAATTGGTTTTACATAGAAACGACAAACTCCACAACTACCATTTAGCGCTGAACCTGTAGCGTTAATAACAATAGAATTTGCGGATTGGAAGGCTAGTCCAGCCAAGCTACCGATAGCAATAGCATTTGCACCTTGACAAACAGAGCCAGCACTGAAGCCAATAGCAATTGCATTTGTGACTTGATGGCAATACCCTGCAAAAGGACCAATAGCAACTGCACAACCGCCTTGTGTGTAATACCCTGCAAAAGTGCCAATAGCAACTGCAGAAGCGCTTTGACCGTGCCACCCCGAATTTGCACCGATAGCGATAGCACACGCACCTTGACAAAAACCGGCAGCACTGAAGCCAATAGCAACTGCATAAGTGCCTTGAAAGCATCCACCTGCACCAGATCCAACAGCAACTGCAGAAGCGCCTTGAATGGTACCTCCTGCGCCTAGTCCAATAGCAACTGCACAACCGCTTTGACATGTATTAGCAGCATTAGTGCCAATAGCGATTGCGCCAATACCTTGAAAGCATCTACCTGCGCAATGTCCAATGGCAACTGCAGAAGCGCCTTGAACGCTACTTCCTGCGCCTCCTCCAATGGCAACTGTGTATGCGCTTTGACATGAAAACCCTGCACTATTACCAATAGCAACTGCACAAGTGCCTTGAATGTTGAACCCAGCTTGAACACCAACAGCAACTGCAGAAGCGCCTTGAGTACAACAGCCAGCACTGGCGCCAATAGCAACTGCATTAGTGCCTTGACCGCCGCCACCTGCAAATGCACCAATAGCAACTGCAGAAGCGCCTTGACAGAGTCCTCCAGTAGAAGAACCAATAGCAACTGCATAAGTGCCTTGAGTGTGGAACCCTGCAGAGGCGCCAATAGCAACTGCAGAAGCGCTTTGAGTGATGTTCCCAGCTTGAGAACCAATAGCAACTGCACAACCGCCTTGAGTGCAGTACCCTGCACGCATGCCGACGGCAGTAGAAGCGGCGCCTTGGGTGGTTTTTCCAGCCCAATAGCCGATAGCAACTGAACAAGAGCCTTGAGTGGTTTTTCCAGCTTCAAAACCAATAGCAACAGCAACCACGCCTTGACCGGTGTACCCTGCGGAGATACCAATAGCAGTTGCATTGTTACCTTGTGATGTTGCCCCTGCTAGTGAGCCAAGTGCTGTTTTACCAGTACTACAACTCGATTCCGTCTTACCATAAACAATACCACGAACTGTTGGAGTAGCTGGTGCACCCGTAGGTCCAGTAGCACCCGTAGCTCCTGTCGGACCAGTTGCACCGGCTGGTCCAGTTGGACCTGTAACACCTGTAGCTCCCGTAGGTCCTGTGGATCCCGTTGGACCTGTAGGCCCCGTAGGTCCTGTTACACCCGTGGCTCCCGTAGGTCCAGTAGCACCAGCAGGTCCAGTAGCGCCTGTTGCACCAGCACCTGTGGCACCAACAGGTCCAGTAGGTCCTGTTGGACCTGTAAGGCCTGTGGCACCCGTAGCACCTGTAGGACCTGTGGCACCAGTTGCACCAAAAGGACCTGTTGGACCTGAAGGGCCTGTAGAACCGGCAGGACCTGTTAAACCTGTTGAACCTGTTGCACCGACTGGACCATTAGGACCTGTAGGACCTGTGGCGCCTGCTGGACCTGTTGCACCAGTAGCACCAATTAAACCTGAGCTTGCACCAATCCATGACCCGTTTGCTGCAATAACGGGTGTAGTGCCTACTGTAAGGCCATTCTTAACTACAAAATTTGAATTAGTTGCCATTTATATTTTCTTATAAGTCTTGTGAACCTGTTGTAGATGGTTGACTTTGTGTTTCTGATACTTGTCCAGTTACAGGGTCTGCACCTGCCGCCATTTGTGTAATTGTTCCGACAATATTGCCTTCAATAATTTGATTATATACCCATTTGCCTGTTATAGCATAATCATCAGACCTGGCGCAATACAAATGAGTTTCAAAAGGAAATCCTTCTGCTTCAGACATTTCCACATCAGCAAAATATACACCTTCTTCATGTCCAGATTTACGAACATTTTTAATTTGTCCAAATATAATATTTCCAATTGTTGTTGGCATATTTTTCCTTTAAGCAGTTCGCTGTATTAAATTGACATTGATGGATGGGCAAGTTGCCGTTTGAGCATTTCCCCTATTTCGCCAAGTTCCTGCTAATGATGTGTAATATCCTGATGGTGATACAGGTCCTAAGTAAATTCTTGTAGACTGTCCTGCTCCACAGAATGAAAAAATATAAGGAGTGACAGTACTATTTAATTGACCACTGGAGTATGAACCACCACCTGCTCCAGCAGAAATACAATATGTTCCTATTGGATAAGAAGTATAGAGAGAACTTGAACCTGTATAATAATCAAGTGCTACAACGCCACCAGAAACCGTTATACCATTACCAGCAGTCACAGAAGCATTTGAACCAGAAGGTCCAGTTGGGCCAGTCGGACCTGTAGGTCCTGCTGTGCCTGTCGGACCTGTAGGCCCCGTAGGACCTGTAGCACCTATCGGACCAGTTGCGCCAGTTGAACCAGTAGGTCCAGTAGCACCCGTAACACCAGCACCAGTAGCACCAATAGGTCCAGTTGGCCCCGTAGGTCCTGTAGGTCCTGTCGGACCTGTAGCACCTGCAACTACGCCAGCGATGAGTGATGAAATATTAGTTGTTGCCATTTATATTTTCTTCTTTGATTAAGCGACCCTAAGAAACAATGCTCCGGTCCAAGGAGTAGTACTACATCCTGGAGTTCCAGCAGTAGAATTTGACATTGCTTTCCAAGTTCCTGAAAGATTGTTTGCACTAGATACAAATAAAATAGCTTGATTATTACCACCTTGAGGGTTTCCAAAACCAAACGATTGAACTTGATTAGTTCCGGTGCCAGCAGAGTAATTTGAACCCGCACTAATAGTAGCGGTTGGGTAAGCATTTATAAAGCCTGTTGTATAAGACCCAACGACATTAAATGATGATACCACGTTAGTTGAACCTGTAGGCCCTGTCGGACCAGTAGGTCCAGTAGGTCCTGCCGTGCCTGTTGCTCCTGTAGGACCTGTTGGACCCGTAGCACCTGTAGGTCCAGTCGGACCAGTAGGTCCAGTCGGACCAGTAGCACCAGCGCCAGTAGCGCCAACAGGTCCAGTTGGGCCTGTAGGCCCCGTAGGTCCAGTAGCACCTGCAACTACGCCAGCAATTAAGTTCGATACTCTAGTTACCATTATTCTTCTCTATCTTATCGTTGAGTTCTTTGATTGCTTCAATCAACAAAGGAATTATTTTCTCATAATGTACAGTAAGATACTTATCATCAATCGGTGCAGGCACTACAATCTCAGGAAGTATTCTCTGAACTTCTTGTGCTGATACACCAACTTCTCGTTTAATAGAATACCCTAATGCCTGAGCTGTTTCATTGGCTTCATAATAGAAACCATTGAGTGATAATACTTTCTCTAATGCACCAACAATATTACTTATTCTTGTTTTTAAGTTATCATCAGAGTAGTATGCCGTGATATTACCTGTTGCACGAATCTCACCAGCAGTTGTTGATGCAGCAGTACCAATACCCAAAGAGTTTAATTGAACATTTGATGCTGTTGTGTATTGAGTACCTGTGGCTCCCGTGGCACCAGTAGGTCCTGTAGGTCCAGTAACACCAGTAGCACCTGTGGCTCCCGTAGGACCAGTTGCGCCTGTCGGACCTGTAGCACCCGTAGGACCTGTAACACCGGTAGCACCTGTTGCACCTGTGGCTCCTGTAGGACCAGTAGCGCCTGTAGCACCAACTGCACCAGCAGATGCTGTCATTTGCCATGTAACACTATCATAAATTAAATTGACAGTAATACCTTGAATATCCAAAAGTAAATCGTCTGCAATACCTTCAATCGTAGAACCATTACGTAATACAGTTAGATTGTTTGTTGCCCAATTTGCACCATCAGTTATCGTAACAGTTGTACCTAATGTTGGTGATGCTGGCAAAGTAACACTAAATGGTCCGCCTGCCGTAGAAATAATATACTGAGCGTTAGCAGATAGTGTTGTTGATGTTGTGATTCGTGTCCACGGTGCAATTGCACCTGTAGAACCTGTGGCACCTGTAGGTCCTGTTGCGCCTGTAGGTCCTACTGGACCTGTAGAACCTGTAGCTCCCGTGGCCCCAGTTGCACCCGTAGCGCCTGTTGCACCTTGTGGTCCAACTGTTGCAGTAACTTTCCAAGTTGTACCTGAATAGATTAACTGAATAGTAACGCCTTGTAGGTTGACGATTAAATCTTCTGCGAGGCCTTGAATCGTAGAACTATTTCTTGCAACAATTAAGTTTGTCGTAGCAAAGTTACCACCATCTGTAATGACAACAACATAACCTAATGATGGTGATATTGGTAATGTAATAGTGAATGTACCACCAGAAGTATCAGCAATAATTTGGTCACCGTTGACAGCAGTATAGTTAGCAGTCTTTTTAATCCATGGTGGTGCAACACCTGTAGCACCTGTGGCACCAGTAGCACCCGTAGCGCCTGCTGGACCTGTTGCACCCGTTGCGCCAGTTGCACCAATCAAACCCGAGCTTGCGCCTGTCCAAGCACCATTAGCAGCAATGACTGCCGTGGTGCCTACTGTTAGGCCATTTTTAACTACGAAATTTGAATTGGTTGCCATTTATATTATTCTTTTAAGTTAAGCAATACGAACCATGAGCATACTACCACTATATCGTACATTATTACATGGATCGTAAGAAGCTGAAAAACTTCCTTGCATAAATCTCCAAGTTCCAGATAAATTGTTTATTCTACTTCCTCCATTTGGAGTTATTGATGTTACTTGTTGATTACCGCCGCCTGCTGAAACAGTATCTCCAGAATTTAATCCATAAGAACCAGAACCATTACTTGTAGCAGAACATACACAATAAGAACCAACAACATTAAAACTTGTTGCGGCATTTCCTGTTGGTCCTGTAGGTCCAGTCGGACCAGAAGGTCCTGTTGGACCAGTTGGCCCCGTAGGTCCTGTTGCTCCCGCTGGACCAGTAGGTCCTGTCGGACCAGTCGCACCAGTCGGACCAGTTATTGAATTACCTGAAGGACCTGTAGGTCCTGTTGGACCTGTAATGCCTGTTGCACCAGTTGCACCGACTGGACCTGTAGGCCCCGTAAGTCCTGTAGCACCAGTAGGTCCAGTTGCACCAATACCTGTAGCACCAACAGGTCCAGTTGGCCCCGTAGGTCCTGTAGGACCAGTGGCGCCAGTAGGTCCTGTTGGACCTAGTATGCCTGAACCTTGAACTGTGCTAAGTAGTTGTGCCATTGTTTAGTATTTACCTTCTGAGAACACGTTTACAAAAACTGTTCCGTCTTCCATTGCTTCTATTTCGTGCCATTCAGCCGCAATCAGATTAACTGGTTGTGTCATCTTAGTCATCAACAACTGACGGCCTTCTTTACGAACAAGACAAGAACCAGCATGACAAACAGTTAAGTGTGCATATGCATGTTCGTGTCGTGGTAGACCTTGCCCTTTATTTGCATGGTAAATATTTAGGACAGCACCATCATAGGTGACTTGATGAACGGGTGCGACTGATTCAACCATTTTATTCTTCATTTGCGACTGGTATATCTTGCCACTTGCCGGTGTAAC